ACGTCCTTGAATTGATCAAGGATGACGGCGACGGGAACCTGTTCTACCGCGACAACAACGAATGGGTGGAAGTCAAGAAGGACGACGAAATGCCCGGCCTTTACGACAAGGAAATGGTCGATATCGACCGGCCAAAAATCGGCGAAGCAATCAAACTGTTTGATGAAGGTAACGATCTAACGAAGGCTGACGTCGCGTCTCTGCTTCAAGTTAAGCAATAGTATATGCTATACTTGGGGTTGAAACTTCGATACTCTTTACCTTGTTGATTGGTACATAAATGCTCGATACATCCAACGTGCAGGCGGTGAGAGTTTCCCGCGACGGGAAATCTGCAATCCTAAAAACACCAGAGGGCCTGTTTCAGGCTGTCTCTGCTGTTGACGGTCAAGCACTCTCTCCCGCCGTCACAACCCTGTCAGAGCTAAGCGACGGCAACTCATGGCGACGTGTCGCTGTTGCGGAGAGCGAGGCCCTTGTCGCCTCCCTATCGCAGCCCGACGTTGTTGTCGATGATGTAGCCGAACTCAGCTACCGTGTTCCCGACGCCGTCCGCACCGAAATCAGCAAGGCTCTGGAGTCGTCTCAGACTCAGCTCTCCGCAGCGGACCTTGTATATGCTACGGCTCTTGCGTATGATGAGACTGTCGGTCTTCCCGCAGTCAAGTGGATGAGCGACTTCTTCGATGAGTACGACACCCCGCAGCGTCTCCGTGGCGGCTTCAAGGGGCAGAAGTGGGCCTCCAAGATCGTGGCTCCGTCCATCGATGAAGAGCCCGAAGATCTCGCCCCGCTGCACGACTTCTACTCCGACAAGTACGACTACTTCGGCATCGGCGACGACCCGTACGACACGGCCTCGATGCGCGATCTGATCGCCGTGGACTTCGAAACCCATGAGGTTTTCATCTGGGACGGACAGGGCTTTGACCTGACCATGGTTCCGCTTGAGGACATCGATGAGCCTCAGCTCATCCCTCTCGATGACGAGACCGCTTCCCACCTCGCCGCGAAGCTCACCGAAGACCCGATCGGCCCACACAACATCCTCGACTTCAACCCGGAAGAGCGCAGCCTGTACGGCATGGCCGAGTCGGAGCTGGACTACGAGGACATGGAGCGTCGTGGCTCCATCATTGCCGACGCCTCCGGATACACGCCCGCCGAGCGCAGCCTCAATGCCCGACGCCAGATCCGTGGCCCCGGCGGCACCTTCGGTGGCCGTCAGATCGAGCAGGGCACCGAGCTCCTTGCCTTCAAGAAGGCCAAGCTTTCCGATGGCCCTCCGCTGGTCGAGGACGTAGCCGCCCGCATCAAGCAGTTCATCGAAGATGCCATTGCCACCGATGAGACAGCTGCTGAGCCTGCAACCGCTCCCGTCACCGCAGGCGCTGCACCCAATCCTCCGGCCCCCGCAGCCGAAGGTGCTCCAGCTGCCCCAGTGGACTCCAACGCGACCGCTGGTGCCCCTACAGGCGGTCCCTCCGGCGCAGCCATCTACTTCGCCATCGTGGACAAGACCGACACCACTGCCGTTCTGGAAGCCATCGCGATCGTCAAGGACTCCACCGGAAATCCTCAGGCATGGGTCCGCACCAAGGGTGCATGGAAGAATGACCCCGCAACACTCGCCAAGCTCACCGGCAGCACCCCGCCGCCCGTCATCGAGCTGACCGCGCCGGAGCCCGCCAAGACCGTACTGGCACAGGTGGACAAATACGACAACAGCGAGGGCAAGTTCCCGGCTGTCGCCGTCCCCGAGAAGGCCCCGGTCACCGCTGCAGGATTTGTTGTTCCCGGAACCGAACTGGGTATTTACGACGAGAAGGATATTGTTGATGCAGTATCAACATTCGACACTCTCGACCCACAGGTCCAACCCGACGCCAAGCGAATCATCCGCAACCGCGCTATCGCTCTGAACCGCAAAGACCTCATCCCAGCCGACTGGCGCACCCTTTCCCACGTGGAAGAGGGCGAAGCGCTTGCCTCCCAGTCACCGCTCTTCAGTGAATTCGGTGATGTCATCGTGGCCTCAGCCCACGGCGGTCACGGGATGGGCGGTGCCAAGGGCGCAGAACGCCTCAAGCAGTACTGGACCCACGGAGCAGGCGCTGCAAAGATCCGTTGGGGTACCGGAGGCGACCTGACCCGCGCCCACAAGCACCTTGCTAAGTACGTCGGGCCTCTCATGGCTTGGGGCTTGGCCCAGAACTACCACAAGTCCCTGTTCGGCATGACCAACGCCCGACGCGACAAGCGAGGCTAAATTGAAAATTCACCCATTCGTTCCGTCTGAGATTCTTTCTCTCATAGACTTTGATGGAAAAGTCATTGAGCAGGCCATCACCGCTGCTGCCTCCTTTGTCGAAGACACCGGGTATGACCTCCCGAAGGGTGTGGATGATGTCGAATCATCCGGTACCACGTTCGGTGCCACCTTCCACATCCCGGTTGCACTTCCCGAAGGGCTGGAGTCCGGCGACGGACGCACCTTCGATGAGGACTCCCTGTCCTCACGCAACCTCCCACTGCCGCTTATGTGGCAGATCAAGACAGGCCCCGGCCACGATGGCGCTGTTGTTGTCGGACGTATCGACAGCATCGAGCGCATTGGCGACGGCCTAGGCAATGTTAGGGGCGTCTTTGACGTCGGCCCTTATGGACGTGAAGCAGAGCGCATGGTGCGCAACGGATTCCTGCGTGGCGTCTCAGCTGACCTCGACAAGTTTGAGGGCACATCTCTGAAGGAGGTTGACGCCGACGACGAGTCGGAGCTGACCGTCATCAAGAGCAAGCAGATCAACGTCAACAAGGCCCGTCTCATGGGCATCACCATCGTACCAAAGCCCGCCTTTGAGGAGTGCCTAATCATGATCGACCAGCCAGCTACTATGGACAACGCAGGAGACGACATTGTTCCTGACGGTGTCTATGAAGACCACCTAGACGACATCGACAACGAGCTGGCTGCGCTAGCTGCTTCCGCTGCTCCGCTGACTCCGCCGAAGTCTTGGTTTGACAACCCCAAGCTCAATGGTCCACAGCCGTTGACTGTTACGGATGATGGACAAGTCTTCGGCCACGTTGCTACTTGGAATTCTACACACATTGGTCTACCTCGCGCAACCCGTCCGCCGCGTTCACAGTCCAACTATGCATACTTCCGCAAGGGGCTCCTGCGCACCGATTCCGGTGAGGACGTCCGTGTAGGCCAGCTGACGCTCACAGGCGGTCACGCACCCCTTCAGGCGTCTGCCAACGAGGCTGTAAAGCACTACGACGACACACGTTCCGCCGTGGCCGACGTGACTGCCGGAGAAGACCAGCACGGTATCTGGGTAGCCGGATCCCTGCGCCCGGACGTCACCCCGAATCAGGTCCGCGCTTTCCGCGCCTCTGCCTGCTCCGGTGACTGGCGTCCGATCAACGGCAAGCTGGAACTGGTAGCCGTCTGCTCCGTCAACGTACCCGGCTTCCCGATCGCCCGTCCACAGGTTCTCGTGGCTGGTGGACAGATTCAGGCGCTCGTTGCTGCCGGTGCCCTGCCAACAGCTGAGTCCACACGTCTGGACACACTCGCGGCCCGTGTGGATGCCATGGAAGCCGCAGAACTCAGCGCCAAGCGCGAAGAGGCCATGAAGCGTCTGTCGCCTTTCGTGCAGACCAAGGAAACGGAGCTGGCCGCTCTCGCAGCAGCCGCCCGCCAGCGCATGGAGCCGGTCATTGCGTCCGCTGAAAATGCAGAACTCACCGCACAAATGGAAGCGCTCGCTAAACGCGTTCTAGGCGCATAGTTCACACACTAGACAAGGAAGCCCGGAAACGGGCTTTTCTTGTGTCTGGGCGCAAATTCTAAACATACACACGTGGTTTTTGGCATGATATACTATTACTAATACTGAGCGCAAATCACATCACGATGATCCTGCCCTTGCTGCCATAGAGACTGAATTTATACACGATAGACGTCTGTCTATCCCTAAATGAAATCTAAGGAGGGAACTGTGGATCAGATCCGTGAAAGCCTAGACAAAATCTCCGAACTTTCGGATGAAGAACTCGACGCACTAGAAAGCTCTGTCGTATCAGAGTTCAAAACGGTTCAATCGCAAGACCCGACTCGTGAAGTTGTAACCCAAATGATTCAGCTTGCGGACGCAGCGGATGCACTCCGTGGCGAACGTAGCAAGCGAGAAGTCGAATCTCAGGAACTCGTGAAGGCAGCTGCTGATGCAGTAGCTCGCATGGAAGAGAACGAATCTGCTGAGACACCGGAAGAGGGAGCCGCCGAAGGCGATGCCCCAGCTGCCGATGACACTGCAGATGCTGAGACTGCCGAGACCCCAGACGCCGCTCCGGCAGCTGAGGACGCAGCAGAGGCCGCAGAAACACCCGCACCAGAGGCAACAGAAGCATCGGATGAAGAACCCGCTGAAGCTGCTGTAACTCCTGTGGATGAAGAAGCACCAGCCGACGCTCCCGCTGAGACACCCGAGGCACCTGCCGAAGCACCAGCCGACGCTCCTGTTGATCAGGACGCAGCTGGCGGCGGCGAGACCACGGACGACGCTGGATCAGAGCCCGACCTTTCCGAAGAGGACAAGAAGAAGATCGCAAGTCTTTCGTCCGACGAAGAAGCCGAGCTCGCAGTGGATGCACCTGAAGAGTCAGAGGCCGCAGCAACCGAAGCACCCGCAGAAGCCGAAGAGCTTTCCGCAGAAGAAGCACCCGCAGACGAACTGTCTGCAACAACCCCAACAACTACCGAGGCAGAACTAGCTTCGGACGAAACCAAGAAAGACTCGGAGGAACCCGTGACTGCCTCAGCAACTCCAGAAGGGCTTGAATTCCAAGCTCCGGCAGATCGTAGCCCTGCTATCGTTAGCGTCAAGGCCCCAATGACCATCACCGCTGGTGCTGACATCAAGGGCATCCCAATGGGAAGCGAACTTCCCGACATCGCAGCCGTGGCTTCTGCTCTTCTTGAGCGCAAGAAGTCCATGGGCAAGACTTCCGGTGGAGACGGAGAGCAGTCGCTCGTCGCTTCCTTCCGCACGGACTTCCCTGAGGCTCGCTTCCTGAACTCCTCGGACTTCGAAGGCAACCGCGCCAAGATCGACGGCGTCGTTTCTGCCGAAGCGATCACCGCTGCCGGTGGTCTGACAGCTCCTGTCGAGACCTCCTACGACATCTTCGAACTCGGAGAGACACTTGACCGCCCGGTCAAGGACGCCCTCGCCGTCTTCGGTGCCGATCGTGGCGGTATCCGCTTCATGACCCCACCGCTGCTCACTGACCTGAACGGCGCTGTCTCCCTGTGGACCATGCAGGATGACATCGACGCCGCTACGGAAGGTGCTCCGGATCCCGAGAAGCCCTGCCTCCGCGTTGCAGCAGGCACGGAAATCACCGTCTACGTAGACGCCATTCCGCTCTGCCTCACCTTCGGCAACCTCGGCGCTCGCGCCTTCCCAGAGCTCGTTGAGCGTCACACCAAGCTCGGCATGGTTCTCCACGCCCGCTACGCTGAGACTCGCCTGCTCACCCGCATCGGTGCACTCTCCACCCCGGTTACCGCCGCTTCTGAGCTCGGTGTCGCCCGCGACATCTTCGGCCAGATCGACCGCGCCGCAGCTGCGTACCGCTCACGCTACCGTCTCGATGAGAACGCTCCCCTGCGTGTCATCTTCCCGTCTTGGTTCAAGAACGCGCTCCGCGCCGACCTCATCAAGCAGCTCCCGGGCGACGGTCGCGACGGCACCTTCAACCTCGCTGAGGGCGAGATCAACCAGTGGTTCTCCACTCGCTCCATCAACGTGTCTTGGCACATCGATGGCGAGACAGGCCAGATCTTCGGCACACAGGATGCCGGTGCGGAACTCCTGAAGTTCCCATCCGACGTCATCTGGTACCTCTTCTCCGAGGGCACCTTCCTCTTCCTCGACGCCGGAACTCTGGACCTCGGACTCGTCCGTGACTCCACCCTCAATGGTACAAACGATTACAAAATTTTCCTCGAAACTTTTGAAGGCGTTGCCAAGGTTGGCGTCGAGTCCCTGCGTATCAAGAGCGCCCTCGCACTCAAGGGATCCGCTTCCGCTACTACTGCAGTAGCTGGCTAGTAGTAAATCAATACAGTAACAGTAGCTGGACTCGAAATTCCATCGGAGAAATAAAATGGTAAGACCGACAAACACTCTTATAGAGACGACCGGGCCAGAGGCTTCTCCGTTTGGGATTTTGAGTCCAGCTACTACTGTCATAGAACGTCACGATGATTACTGGCTCTCCGGTTTCGTTTACGAAATCGGGGATGCCCGTATCAAGGTAGACAACGCAACAATCCTCGGTGCGAACACCCCAGCTGAGGTCACCAGTGTCGTCCCCAACACGGGCGAGACCTTTGGCCTCTACTTCCCATTCGACGTAACAGCAGAGGTGGAGCACTCCACCTTTGGCACAACTCCTGAAGAGATCGAAGAGTCCGCCAAGCGGGCTCTGGATATCGTAACTCAGAAGGCTGTTGAAGTGGAATTCTGGGGAGGCGGAATTGCCCAGCTCCTTACAAAGGAGAACAACAACCGCTACCTCGCCAGCACGGACGCGATCGACGTCACCCCGACCCCGGGCACGGCTGTAAAGCCACGCTACGGACAGGCCCTTCTTGAAGGTGCCCTAGGCGATGCGACGATCGGATCCCGAGGAACCATCCACGCGCCACGCGCTGTGGCCTCGGTCCTCAAACTCGAAGAGGACAAGTCCGCGCTGTTCACGAAGCTAGGAAACACAGTTGTAGCCGGGACCGGCTACTCCAAGATCGGACCTACGGGCGTTGCTGCCGGTGCTAACAAGTACTGGATGTATGCCACAGGACCCGTAACCGTGATCCTCGGCGACATGAACGTCACCCCGGACGAGAAGCCACAGGCCATCAACACCCGCGACAACACGATCAAGTACTACGTGGATCGCCCGGCAGCTGTGACTTGGTCTACTACAAACGTCTATGCAGTACTCGTTGATCTAACACTAGACTACGCTTAAATTTTAGGAAGGATTCCATAATGGCATACGATGGAGCAGCCAGTATTTCTGGCGAAGTCATCCGCGTAACCCGACTCAACGCTGATGGCACGCCCTCAATCGGCGCGAGCGCATCTTACGTCACCAAGGCCTTCATCTCGGTAAAGATCACACCGCAGATGGAAGCTGGCATTGACATCACTCAGAAGGCTGCTAACGGCTCAATTGGTATCTCTTACAAGGTACCCGACACGCTCAAGCGTGTCAACGTTGACATCGCAGTCTACAACCCCGACCCAGAGCTCACGGAAATGCTGCAGGGTGGAACCATCCTCGGCGCGTCCAAGGGCTACGCTGCACCGAAGTTCGGTGAAGTATCCAACCCCAACGGTGTCGCCATCGAGGTTTGGGCCAAGGCGGTCCTCAACGGTCGTCAGGCCGGAGTCGATCCGTACTGGCGCTGGCTGGTTCCATTCGTCATCCTGCGCAACACGGGTGACCGTGTGATTCAGGAAGGTGTTCTCGGAACATCCTTCACTGGCTGGGGTCAGGGCAACGCGTCCTTCGGCACCGGACCTACGTCCGCAACACCGATCTGGCCATGGGTCACCGACCGTGCATACCAGTACGCTCGCGAAACTACCCTGCCGACAATCCCGACCAGTGGGTCCGGATACATCGCAACAACTTAATACACCATCGCTTTAAATCTCTGGCTGGTACCGAATTTCGGGCCAGCCAGAGGTGTTTTTATGCATGATATACTTACTAAGCACCCTGAGTCTGGAGAAATATGGCTAACCTATGGCTAACTAACGCCGACACGGTCGCGCCTACTGGTGAGTTCACTACAGACGCCGTGTCCGCTGCGAGCATGATCCTCTACAAGCTGACCGGCGAACGGTACACAGGTATCAACACTACGACCGAGTCCTACGGAACCGGTCATTACGCTTCCTACAATATACAGCCTGTAGTGGTTGACGGCCAAATCCGACACGTCCCGCTAGCTGTGGGTCAGCGCGAGCTCCGCCTCCGTCACTCGCCCGTCCATTCCGTGGAGTCCATCACCCTCAACGGTGCCCTCATGGACCCCGACTCCTACTCCCTCCGGAACAATGCGTACATCGTCCGCACCCATTCCGTCCCGTGGATCATGGATGTCATGTGGGACCTTGAGGTCACCTACACCTATGGATCCCCCATTCCGGCAGTGGCCAAGAGCGCCGCGATCCGTCTGGCCAATGAACTGATTTGGTCGAGGACGAATGATCGCCAGTGCACCCTGCCCGAGCGTGTCACGTCGATCACCCGACAGGGTGAGTCACTGACGATGCTCGACCCCCTGAACTTCCTGAAGGAAGGCAGGACCGGCGTCTATGAAATTGACCTGTTCCTGCAAGTTGTAAACCCTAACAAAGCAAAAAAGAAGTCGAAAGTCTTTTCTGTAGATAAACCACGTGGAGAGAGAATAAATTGAGCGAATCAGATCCTTACGCAGCGCCGGATACCTTCTACCCGACCGACGACGTCCAGAAGGCCTACGAAGAGTCGCAGGGCACGTCTGAGGCCCCAGAGCCCGAGGCAGTGCCGGAAGAGGTCATCGAGGAGCCCGAGGCGGGCGAGCCTGAGGTACAGGAAGAAGTTCCGACCGGCTCCGCAGCTGTGGTCCTCAAGTGGGTCGGCGACGACGCAGGCCGTGCGAACCGCGCCCTTGAAGTCGAACTTGCCGGGGAAAACCGCAAGACCCTGATCAAGAACCTCCAGTCCGTAATCAACTAAGGTAGTCATGCCAGAGCCCGTATATCTTGATGGAATTGTAGAAAAGGCCCAGATGGTCTTGGACAAACTCGTAGAAGTTTATGCCGAGCACAATGTGGACCTACCTGCACGCCGCTTCAAGGCTATCGGTGGCCGAGGGCAGACCGTTCACTCGCAAGAGCAAGTCACTGTCTCATGGGAGCAGGCCTATTCAGGCCTGCCCCAGCAACAGGCTCAATTCCCCGTCAAGCGCTATCTGCCATGGACAGGCGTGTTTGTAGTGGAAGTGGTGCGGGATCTTCCCGGACTCACCAATCGCGGCGGTGAGCCCAGCATCGAAGAGATGAACGCGACGGCAGATAAGCAAATGCGTGACGCACAGCTCATGATTGAAGCGGGGCGTCGAGCCTTCGAAGAATCATGGGAAGGCTCCGGCATTGTAGACATCTCCGCCAGCATGCCCAGCGGCCTACTGCAGGCTGTGACAATGACCGTGGGTATCCCGATCTAATGGAATTCCACAAAGATGCCGCAGGGTGGCACCACGAGTTCGAATCCACCCAAGGCATGGTCGGTGCCGACATCCGTGAGCGCAGTGCACTGGAAATGCTGCTGGCGAAAATACAGGTTGGCAAGGATACCGGGGAACTCAGCCGGTCAATTTCCTTTACTGTTTCGTCCGATTTCCGGGGCGTTGTTGGTCTCATTGGTTCCGACAATCGTATTGCCCTTTTGCATCACGAAGGTACAAAGCCGCACATCATTGTGCCGCGAATTAAACAAACACTACGGTTTCAACACCATGGTAGAATTGTGTATACAAAGCTGGTACACCACCCGGGTACTAAGCCTAACAGATATTTGACGGACAACCTTAAACACGTTGTAGATT